GAAAAGTAATGACTAAGCTAATAGGTGTACCTTCATTGGGTGGTATGGATAAGCTAGGTAGAAGTAAATAACATGAAAAACTACAAACACTATTTACTAACTAGATTTAATCTAGGGCTATTCTCAGAAAATAAGTATGAGATAAAAGACCCTTCTAAATGGATGGACAGAAGGATAGAGGAGTTTAAGAAATGGAACCTACCCAGTGTATTAAATCAATCTGAAAAATCCTTTAAGTGGGTTATACTAATTGATGAGAATACACCTAAAAGATACATTAACCAATTAAACGAGCTACTACATCCTTACGATGTCTGGACGGTTAAATCTATTGACGCTTTCTCTGAAATGTTAATGCATACAGAAAAAGAATTTATCATAACAACACGGCTTGACAATGACGACATCATTCATCCTGATTTTATCGCAGAAATTCAAAAAGCACATTCAAATAAAGTGAAATTGATTGATGTAGATGGTGAGCAATGGGACGCGCAAACAAACAAATATTATACATCAGGCAGGGATCAAAATAATAGTCCATTTTTATCATTAATTGAAAGAACGAGCAAAGATATTAAAACATGTTATGAATATGACCATACCTATATGCCTTTTTATTATCACTCACAAAAGATTGATAAGGTACTGTACACACAGGTACTCCATGGGAATAATATAGCTAACAAAATAAAGGGGGTTGAGAAGTGAGGGGGGTAACAATACAAATAGCTAGTATACCAAGCCGTGAGCAACAGTTAAAACTAACTATCAATAGCCTATACGGACAAGTGGAGCAAATCAATGTATTTCTAAACGGATATAGCTATATACCAGAGTTTTTAAATAGACGGTGGATTAATGTTAAAGTCCTAGACAATAGTACAGGAGATGCAGCCAAATTTTTTGGGGTAGAGAGATTAAGGGGTTATATATTCACCTGCGACGATGATATTATTTATCCCAGTCATTATGTTAGGTCTACGATTAAGAAGCTACAAGGCTATAACAATAAAGTGATAGTAACTTATCATGGTAAGGTATTTAAGAACAGACCAATAAAAGATTTTTATACAGACCCGCAAATCAAACATCATTATTTAGATCGAGTGATTAGAGATGAATACGTAAACATCGGTGGTACTGGTGTGATGGCGTGGCATAGTTCAGCTATCAAATTAAAGTATTCAGATTTTCATTTACCCAACATGGCAGACATACACATATCAAGGGTAGCGCATAAAAAGAAGATAGGAATAATTTGTTTAAATCATTTATCTAATTTTTTTGGACATCAAGAAACCAGCTCATCTATATATGAAACGCATTTAGGTGGCTGTAAAGCTCAGACAAAAGAGTGTAATAGATTTCTATGACAACAATGTTGTCTCGTTTGCTAACTATATTTAGGCAAACGTTTTAACTATTGGGAATATTCAGCTTTTTACGGTCCAATAAAAGAGCAACTTTAGAGAATCCATCAACAACAATCACAGATGTATATGATTGGTTAGATGGTGGATCGGGTAAGGTAGGTAAAAAAGAGGCTCTAACACTTTCATCATTTTACGCAGCTAATAACGATCTTGGGGAAAGTGTAGCACAAGTACCCCTTAATATATATAAACGCACCGATTCAGGGCGCGAAATAGCCTACGACCACCCATTACAACAACTATTACACCGCGAACCTAACGGATATCAAACGTCATTTGTATGGAGACATACAATGCAAATAAATGCTACCTGCGGGGGAAATGGTATTTCACAAATCATACGTAATGGAAGGGGTGAGGCCGAATCACTTATTATAATACCATTCACAGAATTACAGGCCGTATACATTACAAGTAGAGGCACACCTATATATGTATTCGAAAAAGATGGTGTAGAAAGAGAGATTGCAGGGCGTGACATCTTACATATTCCTAATTATGCTGGTGACGGCATTATAGGTCAGGGTTGGTTAGATACAGGTAAAGTAGTTATTAAAGGCGGTGTATCACAAAACGAGCATAGTAATTCAGTTCACGAAAACTCAGGTAATTTATCGGGGGTGTTTGTTCATCCAGGGAAGATAGATGATCCCACAAGACAAAAATTAAAAAAAGAATTTAATAGTAAATACGTTGGTCCTGGTAATGCTGGTAAAGTTGCATTTTTAGAGGAGGATATGAAGTTTCACAGAATCCCAATTACACTACAAGAAGCTCAACTATTAGAATCAAAAACATTTACAGTAGAGGAAATGAGCAGGATTTCAAGAATCCCTCAGCACATGCTATCTAATCTGGCAAATGCGACCTTTTCCAACATCGAACATCAATCATTAGAGTTTGTTAGATATGCTTTACTTCCATGGATTAAGAAGTGGGAAATGGAGCTAGATAAGAAGCTATTAAGGGAAGATGAAAAAGGTACATATTTTATAAAATTCAATTTGGATGCCCTGCAAAGGGCTGATATTAAAACGAGAGGTGATTTTTACACCAAAATGGTAAACATAGGGGCCTTCACTAGAAATGAGGTGAGGGAGATGGAAAACAAAAACAATCTGGAAGGATTGGACGAACCTTTACAGCCTATGAATTTTACAGGGGCTAATACCTCTGATGAAGATAAAGAAAAAGAAGATGGAAATTAAAAACGCAAATTATGGACATGGTAATATTCGAGCTATAGGTAAGGATGTAGAGGAAACAAGGACAATCACATTTGTTTTTAGTGCGGGTAGTAAGGATAGACATAAGTCAGTATTGAACCAAGATAATTGGGATTTAAAAAACTTCAATAATAATGGAATCGTTGGCTATCAACATAATGTGTATGGCGCGGGAATGTGTGACCCCCCTAATCCTGACGATGTAATTGGAAGGGCGGTTGCGAGAGTAGAAGAAAATGATGGTGTAAGAATGTTAGTTGGTGACATAACATTTGAGCCAAAAGAGATTAACGAACAAGCCGAGAAGATATTCAGAAAGATTTTATTCGGATCACTTAAGGCTGTGAGTGTAGGTTTTTTACCCATTCCAGATGCTGAAGGCAAAGAAGGTAAGCAGGGTAGATTACAGGGTAATGAGGTTGTAGATAAAGATACGTTTTTCTTTAATGGACAGGAGCTGATTGAGATCTCTGTAGTAAATATTCCTAGCAATCCAGATGCATTAAAAAAGGCATTACGAGGTAGTACAAGTAATGCTATCATGTTTATTAAAAGAACATTAGGTAACGATTATTCATTCTCTGATATCGAAGACATGAAGGTTAGAGATGTTTTAAGCTTAGTAGATGGCAGTGAAATAAAAAAAGATGAAAGTACTGATACAGATGATGAATCCATCGATGTGTTACCACAGGAATTGCAAGATAGCATCAACCGACAGTGTAACGAACTCGAAAAAGAACTCATTAAAGAGCATAAAGAAAAGAAAGAACCTGAGTACGACTCAGCAGAATACGAATACAGACAACGACAATTAAATTTAAGATTAAAATAAACAGATAATGGCTGATAAAATTAAACAATTAACAGAAGAAGGCAATAAGCTCGTCAATGACATGCGAGCACTTAATGACAAGGCGGGAAATGAAAAAAGGAAATTCACTGATGAAGAAGACGCCGAGTATAACAGAATGGATACAGAGTATTCATCCGTAGAAGCTCAAATCAAAAGAGAGCAAGACCTTGAAAAAAGAGAGGGTGTTGCAAGAGATGTCAAAGATGATTATTCAGAAAAAAACAAAGGTGAGAAGCTTGATGATAAAGCGGAATACTCAAGAGCATTTGAGAACTATATAAGATACGGAAATAACGCACCGCAAAAGGATATTGAATTAGTACGAACACAAACAAGAGCACAGTCTGTAGGGACAGATTCAGAAGGTGGGTATACATCATCTGACTCACTTAATACGCAAGTTATTGAAACAATGCTCGATTATTCTGGTATTCGTCAGGTAGCAACAATTCTAAACACTTCACGAGGTGAAAAAATAGAATTCATTACTAACGATGACACAAGTAATACAGGAGCTTTACTTGCTGAAAATGCGCAAGATTCAGAGCAGGATTTAGTGTTTGGAACTAAGCAATTAGATGCATATAAGTACACATCTAGAATAATCAGAGTTCCTATTGAATTACTTCAAGATTCTGAGATTAATATGAATGCTTACATAGGTAAGAAATTCGGTCAGAGATTGGGGAGAATTGAAAATACTCACATGACTACTGGGACTGGGTCCAGTCAGCCAAACGGAGTAATGACAGCAGCAACCGTAGGAGTAACGGCAGCTAGTGCATCGGCTTATACGTTTGATGAGCTTTATGATCTACAGCACTCTATTGATCCAGCTTACAGAAAGAAAGATTCTAAATGGATGATGGATGATGCTACACTGAAAGCTATCCGTAAGTTGAAGGATTCAAATAACCTTTACTTATGGAATCCAGGCGATCCAAGAGCAGGTATAGCGGGTACTATTGCAGGTCACGAGTATGTAATCAATAACGATTGTGCTACAGCAGCAGCTAATGCGCTTACAATCGCTTACGGTGATTTCAAAGAGTATGTAATTCGTGATACGATGGGCATTACAATGCGTAGACTCGTTGAGCGTTACGCTGATTATCACCAAGTAGGGTTTGTAGCAATCAAACGTATGGATGGTGAGTTAATGGACACGGCAGCAGTTAAAACCATGAAAATGGCAGCAGTTTAGTAATAAGTATATGGTATTTGAGGGGAGTTCGATTCTCCCCTACTTACAAAACAAAAACAACATGGCACAAAAAAATAAAAATAAACATCAAGCTAAAAAAGCAGCACCGAAACCACAAGAAAGTGGTACTGTAAAAGTCAAAATATTAAAATCATGTGCTGGAGATCATCCAGTAACAGGCAAAGGCTTTTCATTTGTTGCGAACGAAGTTGTGAATGTTGATAAGGAGTTGGCTGCTGGACTTGGCGGGTTAGCTAGTCCAGTGGTTTAATTCCATTAATAGGATATGAAAAGAACAGCCGTACCAGCGATCAAAGAAGTAATTAGCTTAACAGAAGCTAAGGCTCACTTACGTATAGATGTAAGTGCAGATGATACGTATATCAGCTCATTGATTACAACAGCTAGATTATGGACTGAAAGGTATTTATCTACTCCATTGATGGCTAATACATACGAGCTTGCTTTTGATAAGTTTCCTAGATGGTTTGATATTAGAAATTCACCACTACTAAAAATAGAACGACTAAGTTATTTTACTGGTGATGTATTAACTGATATAAGTAAAACTACTTACGACATTGATAATGTAGGCATAAGCCCACGTATTACGGTTAGTAATGGTTCATCATGGCCTACCCCTGACACTGTTACAAATGCTGTTAGGTTACGGTATACATCTGGGTATCTATTGCCTGTATTGGTTAGTGCTATAAGCACAGCTAACGATACTATTACAATAGTTAACCACGACTTTATTGAGCATGATACCGTAAGCTTTCATTTAACAGGTGGTAGTGGTATACTAAGTACTGACTTAACCGAATCACAAACATACTTTGTAAGAGATGTTAGCGGTGATACATTCAAAATTGCAGAAACAGAAGGTGGTAGTGCTCTTGATATAACAGATGCGGGTACGAATGATATTTATATTTCTAATTCAGGGGGATTACCAGAGCCTATACGACACGGCATGTTAGATTTTATAGGTGACATGTTTGAAAAGAGGTGTACAATACCAAGGACAGCGCAATTTAATACACTGTACGAAACTCTTAATCCATTTAAAGTAGTACTACTAGCATGAGTTGTTCAACAGTATGCACCATAGGAGAATTAAATGATAGGATTACTATTCAGGAAAATACGAATAGTACACCTAATGATTTTGGTGAGGTCACTAATACGTGGACAGACATAACCGATGGTACTGTTTGCGCTAAAGTAGAATATAAAGGTACTGGTAGCAACGAAGATTATAAAGAGTCGCAAGAGGTAGCGAGTACTGTAGTAGTGTTTACAATTAGGTATAAAAGTGAGGTGACCGCTAAGATGAGAATATCTTATGAGAGTGCATTTTGGGATATAGAAAGTATTGCAGTTCAGGATAACAAAAGATGGACTGAATTAACGGCTAAAAAACAAGATAGCTAATGGCAAAGCAACTACTAACATTCGATATGGAAGGCTTAGAAGGTGCTATTGCTCATGTAAAAAAACTAGAGGGATTACAAAAGAAGCGTACCGCTGTACTATCTATAATTAGAGCTAGTGCAAAACCATTGGTAACTAAACTAAAGGACGCTGCACCCGTATCAGATAAGCCTCATTTAATAAGGTCTTCCAATGGTAAGCGAATTGTAAAACCAGGGAATTTAAAAAGATCATTTGGTCTTATCAGGAGTCGTAACAGAAATAAAGCAGAAATGTTTGTAGGTGCTAGGGCAGGAAAAAAAGGAAGGCGTAATGATGGGTTTTATGCTCACATGGTCGAGGGTGGTCACAGGATGCCAAAGGGTCAGAAGTCAGTACAGAAGAAACCCTTTATTGTACGTACTGTAGTTGCTAATGGCAGTAGAATAAAAGCACAGGTATCTAAGAAAATGGAGGAGCTAATTAAGGCGCAGTAATGAACGTAGGGAAAGTAATATATGATGTATTAAAAAATGATGTGGATGTAGCTGCATTAGTAAGTACTCGTATCCATCCTGTTTACGCTCCTCAAGAAAGTGCCTATCCATTAGTAACATTTTCAATACCTAAAGGGACAAGGTTTTTAGAAACAAAAGACGGGGCTAGTACATTAGACTTTGTACCGTTGTCTGTGGATTGCTTCTCTGAAACATATGATGAATGTGCTGATTTAGCGGAGAAAGTAAGGGTAGCACTAGATAGATATACAGGTACAGTAGCAACTATTACGGTAGATAATATTGTGATAGATGAGTTTGAAAATGACTTTGACGAAGATATAAATAAGTATTGGAATACGCTTGATTTTACAATAGCAGTTAAACGATAAATCATGGAAATAACATTAATAAAAGACTTGAAGAAAAAACACGGAGGAGTATATAAATCGGGTTCTAAAATGCGCGTAACACCCTCCAAATATCAAGAGCTGAAAAAATCAGGACATATTGAATCTGATGAAAAACCAGCGATAAAAAAAGAAGATAAAGCAGATTTTAAAACTAATAAAGACAAATAAGTATGGCTTCACAGGGAGTAAATAATGGAACGCTGGTCGGCATCTGGAGAGATGGTGTATTGATCAGCAAAGGCACAACACATTCAATATCTATCAATAATGATATGATAGATATTACAAGTAAAGATTCGTCAGGATGGCGTGAGGTAATGGCGGGACTTAGAAGCTGGACGCTTTCAGGTGAATTTAGATTTGCAGAAGATAGTACAGTAGCATTCGCTGATTTATTCAGTGAGATTACAGCTCGTACATCATTTGGAATCAGATTTAGTACGGGTGTGACAGGTGATTTATTCTATCACGGTATAGGGTTACTTTCATCACTTGAATTGTCTGGTGATACTGAGGATGGTATGACATTTTCAGCTTCTTTTGAAGGAACAGGAACACTTACAGAAACAGCAGCGTCTTAAAAATAAATATTATCAACATGGAGATCAACACAATCACAATCGGGGGGCATGAAAAAACCCCCTATGTTTTCAACATCAATTCGTTAAAAGCCTTTAGTAAGGAGGTAGGTATTAAAGGTCCAAGCGGAGTTGAGGAGTTCTTTAGAAGTATTAACAAAACGGATATATCATTCGATGATATTGATGCAATGGCTGTACTGACTATAAGCGCAATGAAGGAGGGATGTAGACTATCAGAATCAGAGTATCCAAATATTGAAATGGAAGACGTACTACTTGAGATAGAAAAAAATCCAGAAATCATTTCACTTATGATGTCTGACTATATAGCGAGTGCGGGAGTAGATACTGGTGATGAAAAAAAGGAGGGGACCAAGTAGAAGGTTCCCATCCTACTTGGCAGGATATAGATAGGATAGTATTAGGTGATATTAAATTAAGTAGGAGTGAATACGGAATTTACTCAATGGCTGATCTTATTAATATGATACTAGGACATAGGGAAGCAGAAGAGAGAATGATGCGCGATGCATGGGAAAGGACAAGGTTTCAAACCATAACACTTTCTAATACATCGGGTAAGTTAAAGAAAGCCTTAAAAACTTCTGATTTACCTTTTCCATGGGATAAGGCGAAGACATCTAAACTGACAGAAGAAGATTGGGCCTTTATTGACGAGGGGGTTAACAGAATGTTTTTAAAACAACACACCCCCGAAACATGGGAGGCTAGAGGGAAAAAGGATTTTGAACTAGAGCAAAATATAAAAAAACTAAATGGCTAGTTTATTTGATTTAACGGCACGTATTGGAGCAGATATAAGTGACTTTTCAACCAAGATGCAAAAGGTTGAAGGATCGCTTAATAAGCTGGGTAAATCAACACAGGCACTTGGTAAAAAGCTAAGTACTAATTTAACACTTCCATTAGTAGGGTTAGCTGCTGTATCAGGAAAGGTCTTTGCGGATTTTGAGCAAGAGATGGCAAAGGTTAAGGCTATCTCAGGAGCTACGGGTGCAGAGTTTGAATCGCTTAAAAAGAATGCAGAGGATTTAGGGGCGGCTACAAGATTCAGTGCGTCACAGGTCGCAGGGCTTCAATTAAACTTAAGTAAGCTAGGGTTAACCCCTAAAGAGATAGAGAAGTCTACAGAGGCTATATTAAACCTATCACAGGCTACAGGTGAAGACTTAGGTCAATCTGCTACGGTTGCTGCATCTACCATGAAGCAGTTTGGTTTAGCAGCTTCAGATATGAATCGAATTACTGATACTATGGCTTCTGGCTTTAGTAATTCAGCATTAGACCTTGATAAGTTCATGGTCGGTATGAGGTCGGCAGGTCCAGCAGCTAAAGCGTTTGGGGTCGATCTTGAAACGGCTACATCAATGCTGGGTACTCTTGTTGATTCAGGTATAGATGCGGGTACGGCAGGGTCACAACTTCGTAATATGTTTATCACCCTTAAAAAGGAGGGGTTGACGTACGAGGAAGCAATGTCTAAGATTCGTAATTCTACGGATCAATTAACAACTGCAACTGAGCTATTCAAAAAACCAGGGGCGGTAGTTGCAATAACATTAGCAAACAATTCAAAAGAGGCTGAAAAATTAGAGTCA